GTACGTTCTGCTTCGGCAGCGACAGCAGTAATAGTTTCAAGCTCGTCAATGAGACCGTTGCGGGTCTCCTCAAGCTCGGCGAGTTTGGCTCGCAGAATGTCTAGAAACTTCATCGGTTAAACCTTTCGGATCGGTATCTGAGCCAAAGCCAAAGTGAGGCCACGGCATGATTCCGAGGTGCCCTGACGGGCGGCGTCGGCAATGTCCGAGGTGCCCTGACGGGCGGCGTCAGACGAAATCGTAAGTTCGCGTGCAAGTTCAGAAACGAGTCGGGAACGCTCATCCCCATCAAGTCCAGCAAGAAGAGAACGGACACCGACAGTAGTTGAGGCGTACGCAGGAAATACGACCGGACCTAACTCGAATAGTTCAACCTCACGGATAGCACGCGTCGGCGTGTCGCCCGTCTCGTCCCATTCTTCACGTAACACACGGAAACGAAAAGACATCCCATCGATAGCACCAGACGCGATAGCCTGTCTAATCGGCTTTACACGGTCATTGTCGTGCAAACGTGCCCGGATAAACAGGCCGTGTTCGTCCTCGCGCAATTCATCAATCGCACCAATCGGGACAGAACCGGTAGCCATATCGTGCCCGTGATCGAACTGCAACACCGGAGTCCGTTCAGAAATGGTTTTAGCAAACGCACCTCTCACGATAGTTTCGTTGAAAGTGCCCTCCCACGATTCGATACGGGTCGGATCGTCAAACACCGCCGCATACCCTTCAAGGGTCATCCCGTCATCTCCGATTGCGCGCAGCTCAAACGAGGCCGCACGGCACAAGTTGTTTTTCGGTGCCTTCACAGCGTGCCTCCTTGAGGTGTGCTGCCGGGAATGCCCGGCCTATCAAACTCGGGATCGGCCACGGGCGGCTCATCTTCCAGCGCGTGAACATCATTGACAGACATTGTTTTGTTGGCGAGACGTATCGCATACAGTTCGTGCCGCGCAGTCGCGTCCGCACGCAACAGTGCATCCACGTTAAATTTGACGATCTCGCCGCCGGGAAGCCAAGACGACCAAGCATCCTCTATATCGAGAAGCCATACGCTCAGCGAATGTTTCAAATACTGCAAGTCGGCTTGGGTAGTATTCGAGTAAGTGACGTTCTGGCCTGACACTGCTGCATACGCCATAGACGGCGGTACACCAAAGAACCGGCACACCTGTTCTACCTCGAAACGCATTAGGTCAATAAACTGCGAATCGGACAGGTTAACCTCAGGGAACTCCACCGACAAGCCGGAGCCAAACACGCCCGGCTCACGATTCTGCCTCATTCCATTCACAACATTTTTAATGTCTTTGGCTTGCTCAGCAGTAAGCGCACTTTCGGACGATACGATTGCTGTCGGATGGTAACCGTCGCCGAAGAACCGTGCGCCGAACTCTTCGGCAGCTAACCCCGTACCGATAGCATTCTTTGCCAACTCGATAGGCGAATCGGCGACCGGCGAACCTGGTTGCACAAACGGCGACGCCGGAATATGAACGATGTCGCCAAGCGGCCACAGGTCATGCTCCACGCCATCCACATACGGCTTCAAACCCTTAGGGGTCGGCAGCCACGAAACTGAACGGTAATGCAACGTTTCAATCTGTGTCGGGAAACCGCGAGCGGTATAAGCAGTGACCTGCCCGTAAGCATTCCCCGACGCCAACATCGACTTCATAACCTGAGCAACCCAAGTCCGACGGCGCACCATCCCCGACGGAGACACAACAAGCGCAGGGATAGGGTCAACCTTCAGCCGACGCGAACCGGACACTAACACCGCATCGACAGGCAGGGACGCCACTGTCGAAGTCAACACCCTCTGGCATGCAGTCACGGCAGCAGAACGGGCAGCAGTCTCAGGAGTAACAACCTGCCCCGACCTGGTGTTAGGCACATTCCAGAACGGCAAACCGCGAGGCAACCCCGACCGCAACTCCTGTTCATGCTTCGGGATGAGACGGCGAATGACACTCATCGTCGGTCACCAGACACAAAACCGGCAGTGACACACGCCAGACCGGCGGCGAGAACCGCAAGCGGAACCCAAACCATCCACAACGCCAACAAAATTAGCACCGATCCTACCAGCTCAAGTAAAGTAGAAAGCATGTCGGACATCGCGCCCTCCAAATCAATATGCAAATACGGGGTTAGCAGGTGCCACTTGCAACGCAGCCCAACGGGCAACAGTCACACCAGTTAGCGGCGACGTAGACTGATGTGGCCGACGCCTATCCCACACCCACGAATTCCCGTACGGACGACGGACCGCTTGCTCAACCGCAATATCCAACACCTGCTGGCCGGAATGACGGAAACTGTGAGACTCAACCACAGCCGCATACAACTGTGTACACGCAGTCGAAAGATCCGACTCGGAAATCTCTTGATAGACGATACCCAGCCGGTCCAGCTCCGGCAGCAACGCGGCGGTCGGCCCCTTCGGATGCAAAAAAACTTGCCCCGGCTTGTCATCCAAAATCTTTTTGAGTGCAGCAGGTAGCCACTGCGACCCCTTATTCCACTCCAAAACTAAACCAAGATTACCGTCAGACGCACAAATAGATGCTGCGTAACCGTCCTGATCCACATCTACCGCATACCCCGCCGGACCACGCTCAGCATCCGGGTCGCGGCAAGCCTCCCAATCGGCAACAGGGAACACCCGCTCACGATCAGCCGACGGCTCAGGATCCCACACACACAAGCCCTCACGCGCAAACTGGTCACCCAACTCGTCCTGAAGGGCATGCATCCCCTCCTCAGTCACCCACCGGCCCAACCCCGGCATCGCACGATACCAGACGTCAACATCCGAAGGGTCCGGCGGAATAGTCACAATCCGACCATCCACCACAGTGACAGTCTCGCCAGTCATCTCCGTATAGGCCAGCCGACCACCCGACCCTAAGATCGCTTCCCGGCGTAAAGCCCACGCAACCTTCGACGTCGAAAGCCCACCCGAACCTGCATACCAAGACTGACTATTTGGGTTCGACAGTTTAGCCGGAGCCGACGCCGCAAGATGCTCACGTACAAGATGCTGCGCCTCATCATACACAATCAAATCGGCACCAGCAAAACCGCGACCAGACCCGCCCGTCCGTGCCTTATACAACAGACGCTGCCCCGACAGCAACACTATCGACTGGGCACCATTCGCATAATAGACGTGAGCAACCTTACGCCGCAAATCATCATAATTTTCGAAGACCGACACCAGCCGCAAAAACGACTCGTTAGCAGTCGGAAACTCGTGCGCCGTATGAATGATCAGACGCTCACCAAACAAGATCAGCCCGGCCAACTCACGCGCCGCAATCTTGTCGTTCTTACCCGTACCCTGCCGAGGACCAAAATCGCCCACACGCGTCGCCGCCCACGAACCATCCGCACGCTCACCCAACGCCCCACGCAACGTGATCTTCTGCGACTCAGCCAACGGATGCCCGTCACAAACACCATACGCGTCTGCAAGCTCGATAGCCTCCTCAGCCGCGGCGAGACTGACCACGCCTGGAGGCAGATGGGACACCACCGGCACCTGCGACCCGAGCCTCACGTCGAGCGGCGATCTCATCAGCCAAACCCTCCACACCCTCATCGCCCAACGCAGCCAAATCCTTAATGACCGCACGCAACTGCCCGGCAATCTGAGCCATCACCGCAACATCCGCATCACCCAACGCAGCCCGAAGCACCTCACGTAACTCTAACAAATCGTCACGCTGAGACATCAAACCACCATTCGACGAAAACCGAAACGCAGAATATGGGGCGCCACACCCACCTACGACACACCCTACCGACCCCACCCCACTAGGGGTGTGCCCCCCCTAGAGGTGGAGAGAGAAGCCTAAAGAGTGCGGAGGCGGGGAGGCCTTTTTCCCTTTAAAAAATGAAGTATGCCGTATATTGAGCGCTACGGTACCCTACGAGGCATTATAACGACACCGTTTTGACGCGACCGGAGCTGATGGTCGGATGTGTCTACCATCGGATGCTTATATGTTGCTGATCTGTGGTGATTTTGTCTTTATGTCGGGCTCTACGTTGTCCCCGTAGCCGGTTGCCTCGTCTGGCCCCGGAGACTGCTGCGCATGGGGAGCATTCGGGGAGTAGTGGGCTGTTGGGGTCTGCGTCGTATAAGTGTCCGGCTGTCCAGTGTGCGGGTTTGCCGTTTTTGTGGCGTCCGTTGTTGAGTGGTCCGCATTGGGGTAGTCGTTTGTGGCAGCGCCAGCATTGGGTTGCCCAGTCTGTGTTTGCGGCATCCCTAACTT